GCAAACCCTGTGCCATGCCAGCGAGATCGACCCGGCGCAACTTCACGAAGCCGCCCGACTGGACCTTGCATTGATCGGTGATGTTATTCGCCATGCGCAGGAGCAGCGCCGCCCCTTCGAGCAGCGTAATCGGATCAAGCCGGTCGCCCGGCTGGGGGAGGGGTTTGGTTTGCATGGTGGAAGCCGGAATTGTCTCACGACCGGCGGGCGCTGACAACGATTCCGTGAAAGCACTAGCCCAGACGCGGTGGATACCGGAACACCGCGTCTGGGCGCTGGGTGGTGCCGCGCTCGGAACGTCTACGCAGCACCGGTGCTCGGTGACTGATGCGACCCTAGTCATCACACCCACAGTGGTCAAGCTAAATGTCGCGAATGACGACATAAAATCGTTGTTGGGCCTGAACGGTAGACAAGGATGGCACTGATTCTCATTGCCGCCGATCCCGACAAATAGTTGGAATTCTTGACACTATTCTCGATCCATGAGATGCCATCACCACTGGTCGCGGTGCGTGTCTGCCAAGGCGGAACGCCGGACCAGTTCCCTTCGTCAAGTCCTTGAGCGGAAGCCAGCGCACATGCGCGTGCGCTTCCGCTCACTTTTTCGAGCACCATGGCAGGCCAAGCCCCCAATTCCCAGAACATCGCCCGCGTCGGCGGTGGAGTCGCTGACTCCACGAGCGTGAATACGCATCCCGAATATATGTACTGGAGGCATGAGTGGCGCAAGCTGCGCGACGTGATCTCCGGTCAGCGCGAGATCAAGCGCCAAGGCGCTCTCTACCTCAAGCCCCTCCAGAAGCAGGACAACGACGAGTACCTGCATTATCTGGAGCGCGCCACCTTCTATAACATGACCCGGCAGACCCTCAACGGGATGGTCGGTCAGATTTTCGCACGCGATCCCATGATCGTGGGCATCACGAAGAAGTTCAAAGACGCGCTGCGTCTAAAATTCGGCAAAGACGGCTCGGGCCACGTCAACTTCGTCAAGACCATCATCAGCGAGCAGATCAGCATGGGCCGTTATGGCGTGCTGGTCGATGCGCCCGCCGAAGCCAGCACCACGCCTACCTCGTTCGCCGTGGGCTACGCCGCCGAAAACATCCTTGACTGGTCGGTCGAGGAGATCAACGGCGAATACAAGCTCACCCGCGTCCTGCTGCGCGAATTCAAGCGCGAGGAGCAGAACGGCCCCACCCGTCAGAACCCGTGGATCGGCGGTCCCGCCGGTGAGACGCGGGCGCAGCGTAACAAGCGTGCCGCCTCGGTCCAGAACCGCAACGCTATCTCGACGCCCGCGCGTGGCGGGCAGACTTTGGTCCGCCCCAGCGCCAGCTTCATCGAGTCCTATACCTATAAGACGGTCTATCGCGAACTGGTTCTGCAAGCGCAGGAGTTCGGCGAGCCGATCTATATCCAAAACATCTACAACGACAGCCCGTCCGAGACGCCCGCGCAGACCCTCAACCCGGTCCTGCGGGGTAGCCCGCTCAACTTCATCCCCTTCCAGTTCTTCGGCGCGACCAGCAACAGCCCGGACGTGGAGCAATCGCCGCTCCTCGACATCGCTGACCTGAACATTTCCCATTATCGCACCTACGCCGAACTGGAATGGGGCCGCATGTACACGGCGCTGCCCGTCTACTATGCGCCGGGTAACGACGGCGAGAGCGCCGCCGAATACCACATCGGCCCGTCGATGGTGTGGGAAGTCCCCGCCGATGCGAACCCGCCGGGCATCCTCGAATATAAGGGTGAGGGCTTGAAGGCGCTCGAAAGCGCCCTCGACACCAAGGAAAAGCAGATCGCCGCCATCGGCGGTCGCATGATGCCGGGCAACACCACCAAAGGCTCCGCCACGCCCGACGAAGTCGCCCGCGCCGCCCAAAGCGAAGCCGCGCTGCTTCTGCACGCCATTCAGGCTGCCGAGTTCGGCATGGTCAACTGCATCCGCTGGTATCTGATGTGGCGCGACCAGCCGCTGTCCCAGACCGACGAGGTCGAATACCACCTCAACCGTATCTTCGGCGGTGGTGGCGTCGATGCGCGCATCTTGCGTGCCCTCCAGCAGCTTCACGAAGCCGGTAAGGCTCCCATCGACGTGATCTACAACGCCTTGATGCAGTCGTCTTGGCTCGAAACCGACACCACCCTCGAAGACTTCAAGGCGATGTTGGAAGACCCGGACAACTTCCCGAACGATCCCGACTTCCAAGCCCGTTCGCGTGGTTATGCCACCCGTGCGCAGGAACTGGACCAAGCGGTCATCGCCCGCGAAGCCGATCAGGCCGACGAGGAGATCGCCTTGCAGGATCGCGAAGTCACGCTCATGGAGAACGCGCCCCCGCCGCTGCCGCCCAAGGCCCCCAGCCCCGGTGGCGCGGCGCTACCCGCCCGTCCCAGCGGACCCGTCTCCCCGAAGCCGGGCAAGGTCAAGCCGAAGAAGTCGAAGGCGTAACATGACCCCGGAGGAGGAGCGGGAAGCGGCCCGCAAAGACCCGCGTCAACTCGAACTGCCTCTCGAAACCCTGTACCGCACCGAGATCGACTGGAAGGTCGGCCTACTGTACCGCGACCCGGAGCTTGCCAAGTACATCGTGGGCAAATCTCCCATCATCCACGTCTTCAACCGCGACATGCACCCGATCCGGTTCGAGGCATAACACCGACATACCCATGAATCCGCGTAAGCCTCACTACACTTCGCTCGAAGCCCTCTATTCCGAACTGGATCACGAATCCATCATTGGCGACGAGGACACCGACCTGCTCGATGACGAAGATTTGGCACTCCTCCACGGCCCCAAACCCGCACCGGTGAAGAAGCCCGCCAAGAAGACGGCGACGAAAGCACCGGTGAAGAAGAAGCCGAAACCCAAGGCCAAAGCCAAGAAGGCGAGGCGGTAATGCCCGACTTCGACCGCAGCCGTCCCATCTACCGCTTGTTCGATCTGAGCGACGAGTCCGATGGGCGTCCCTTGGTCTGGTGCGAAGTCGGTGCGGACAACACGCCCGGCGCGGAAGTGTCTCCCGAGATCGACAAGGTCCTGTTCGCTTTCATCGAGGCCCAGCCGTGGAAGCACCTGTTCTATGAGGCTTTTCGTAAAAACCGGAAGGCCACGATCTACGCCTCGACCGGGGGCCTCAAAAAATAGTTCGTCAAAATCCTTGACAGTCCCTCGGTCCAATGTCACAGATCGCGACATAGGACATTTGACCCCGAAGGACTCCCAACTGAAATGAACTCCCCGAAACACTACATCGCCCTGTTCGTGACCCTCGCGGTCCTTGCCATTGCGATCTACTTCGCATTCCACATCATCCCCCTCGCGGTGGGTGCCCTGATCGTGCTGGCTCTGGCCCTCGTGTTCGTGCCCGCCGCCCGCAACAAGTTCTTCTCCGTGCTCGGCATCTCGCCGCCCACCAGTCTGGCGGACCTGCTGTCCGATTTGAACGGTCTGGTGGCGAATCTGGAGAAGAAGGCCAACGACCTTCTCGACGAGGCCGAAGGTCACAAGCAGATCGCTGCCGAAGCGACCTCCAATGCCGCCATCGCCGATGCGCAGGCGGCGCACGCCACCAAAGTGGCGCGCAACGTGAAGACGCTGATCGCGCCGTAATCCCCCCACGGCGTAGCCATCCCAGATCGGCGCAACGGCCCCGGCTTAACCGCCGGGGCCGTCTCTTTGAAAGGCCCCGATCATGGCGAAGGAAAAGCCGAAGGACCCGCCGACCTTGCCGCAGCGCATGAAGCGCATGGCGGCGAACGGGCACCCCGACGCAGCCGACTTGTTCGCTGCGGCTGACGCTTACGAGAATGCGTCGAACAAATTCTGGGCCGACCGCGAGCGTAGTAACGCCGCATATGAATTGGCCCGCCAAGGCATCGAGACCCCCGAGGTCACGAACCTGCTGGCCTTGAACCACGAAGCCCACCGCGTGCTGTTGACCGCGCTGACCCCGAAACCCGGCACCGTCGCCGATTGGACCCCGTCCTATGAGTAACCACCCCGAAGCCCCGACTCCCATTCACAAGGAGTCTGCCTTCATGACCTTCCGGTCGTTCTTCAAGGAAATCTTTCAGGACGTGGACGACGGCTTCTCTGCCAAGCGTACCGCGTTCTTCATCTTCGTCGCCTTGATCGTCGCCTGCGTCATCGCCACGGTCATCGGGCACACCGCCATCCCGGCGCTGATCTGGAACGGCCTCGTCGATCTGGTGAAGTGGATCGGCGCGGCCATCTTGGGCGAGCGCGTCCCGGCGTCTCTCGCCGCCTTCCGCAAGCCGGGGCCGTAATGATCCTCGGCATCTTTCTTTGCCTGCTCGCTGCCGTGGGCTTTGTCTATGAAGGCTTGGAGGAAGGTCGCAATGCGACTTCGGACGGCGACTTCGCCTTCCTATTCTGGTGGATCGGGGCGGGCATCTTCGCGGTAGCGGCGTTGGTCATGATCGTCATGGTGATTCTGTAATGAGTAAGACCACCCGCACTTGGCCCTCGCGCCCCGGCGCAATCCCTTCCGAGCACCATTTCGCCATCATCACCGGCTCGGCCCATGACGACGGGTACGGTGGCACCTCCGATCACGTCGTCTATTGCGCCTACACCGACCGCGCCGAGTGGGAAGCGGAGATCGAGTATCTGGAGCAGCAACGCGGATATTCCAAGGACTATACGGCCCTCGAAGTCTTCCCGGCCCACGTCGAACGGAAGATTCACGTCGGCGTCGATTTATCGAAAAAGGTATAGTCTTATTTCTTGACACCACTGCCGCGATCCGCGACAGTGCCCGGACAGTCAAGACCCCGAGACCCCGTTGGCCGAAAACCTCAACCACCTCTATCAGTATGACGCCGAACTCCATGAGTTCGCCAAGCGTCATGCCGAATATGTTGCCAACGACTCGGTCGTTGCTGGGCAGTATGCGCGCGATCTCGCGCGGGCCTATCTGGACCTTCTCGGTAAGCGTGGCCTGCCGCCCACGTTGAAGTGCTATCCGTCGATCCAGTTGGCGACGGGTGAGTATTTCGACTTCCTCAATCCCGACTCGACGCCCATCAGCCCCGAGGCGATGGCGCATTCCCTTTCCAAGGTCGCCCGCTGCAACGGCCACACCACCGGCGTCCTCGCCGTGTCGGTCGCGCAGCACTGCGTCCTCGCCGCCCGCGCCGCGCCCACCGGCTTCAAGTTCGAGGCCCTGATGCACGACGCCGCCGAGTGCGTCACCGGCGACATCACCACGCCGCTCAAGCAACTGCTCGGCGACTTCAAGCGCATCGAGAAGAACATCGAAGCGTCCATCCGTGAGCGCTGGCTGTTGCCGGTCGAGATGTCCAAGACGGCCAAGGATGTCGATCTGCGCATGGCGGCGACCGAGAAGCGCGATGTCATGCCGAAGGACCTCGAAGGCGGCGAGTGGGAAACCATCCGTGGCGTCGTCCCGCTGGACATCTGCATCGACCCGTGGGAGCCCGGTGTGGCTCGGGCGCGCTGGCTGCACGCCTTCGCCAATCTCTGGCCCGCCCACCGTGATCTGAAAGCCGCCGAAGCCGCCGTCGAGAACGAGCGCGTGTTTGGGACGTGGGGACCGGCCCAGCCGGGCGAGGTGACGATATGAACAAACGCATCTGCCCCGAACATCTGCGTGGCCTATCGCCGGGCCGCAGCTATCACGATCTGACGCCGGAGCAGATCGACCGGTTGCGCAAATTCATGGGCTTGCCGCAGCCCAAAGGCGAGCCGTTCAACTTCGAGACGAAGACGCGCTCCGGAAACGGCTTCGTCAAAGGTGGCATCGCCGAGCACGCGCTGGGCGACGTTCCCAGCGAGCAAGTCCGCTCCTACGACGAGACCGAAGGCGTGGCCGCGTTGTTCCGAAAACACTTCGGCTTCGACCGGTTGGAGAAGATCGCCAAACAATCGAACCCGATCCTCGAAGGTCTGCGCTTCAAGTCGGTCAATGCACCGAGCCTACGCTACGTCCCCGAGACCGGCTTGCCGCTGGGCGACGGTGAACTACGCCTCGACGGTAAGCACATTGGGCGCATCACCAGCATGACGATCCACCCCGCACCCAGCGGCTCGATGACGGGCCGCGTCGATCACACCAAACCCAATCCCAGCGCCGAGCCGAAGCGCGCCAACGAGGACATCCAGATCGTGTACCAACCCAACGGCCAGCCGCCGAAGTCCAGCCAACCCCAGCGTGACGCTCGCGCGTTGGCAGTCGCTTTGATGACCGGTCGCAGTAAACTCGACGCCGAACTGATCGCCGAGTGCGCTTGCCAGCCCGGCGCAACGGTCTCGGAGCTTTTGGACCTGCCGTCCAAGCAACTTTTCGAGCGTGCCTGCGGTTGGCGCGATCTCAAGGCCAAATTCGAGAAGCAGAACGCCGAACAGCCCGCCCCGGAAGGCGAAGCCTACTCGATCAGCGCCAATTCGGTCCTGCGCGCGATGAACCACGGGCGCACCATGGAAGACTCCAAATACATCGGCGAGATTTACGCCGGACAGACGGACCACAATCTGTCGAACCTCCTCACCATGTCGTCCAACGAACTCAAGCGTCTAGTCACCAGCATCCGGGCCAATCGCCAGAAGATTCGTGACGACCGCCGCGCCGAACCCCGCGATACCTGCTCCGCCACGCCGCCGGGTCAACCCGAGCCCAAGATCAAGATCAGCGTCTACATCAATGACGGCAACGTCTTCGAGTACGAGGTCCGCGACGTGACCGCCGCGCGCGACCACGTTTCCAAGATCGTCGCCACCGGCTACCGCC